AGCGTTTCAATGTCATCTGTTGCGGGCGGCGGTTCGGGAAGAACGTCCTGATGCAAGACCTGGCGATTGAAACGTCGCTGGCCCATTCCCAGCCGTGCGCCTGGGCCGCGCCCACCTATAAGCAGCTGCTGGACGACTGGCGCGTGCTGACCGATACGCTGGCGCCCGTCACGCTGCGGCGCAACGAGCAGGAAAAGCAGATCGCGCTGATCGGCGGCGGCACGCTCGATTTCTGGTCACTGGACAGCGCCGACAGCATCCGCGGGCGCAAGTATGGCCGGTTCATCATCAACGAGGCCGGCATGGTGCCCAAGCTCGTGGACGTGTTCAACCTGGTCATCCGGCCGACGCTGATTGACTACCAGGGCGACGCCTATATCGGCGGCACCCCCAAGGGCATGGGCGGCTTCTGGTCGCTTTTCAACACACTGGCCGCCGGCTGGCAGCACTGGCAGATGTCGAGCTACACCAACCCGCATATCTTGCCGGCCGAGCTGGACGCGCTCAAAGTGGCCATGAGTGACCGCGCCTTTCAGCAGGAGATCATGGCCGAGTTTATCCCCGACGGCGCCGGCGTCTTCCGCAACGTGCGGGCGCTGTCGACACTGCTGCCCATTGACCCCATCGAAGGCCACCAGTATCTGATCGGCCAGGACTGGGGCCGGTCGAATGACGAAAGTGTGTCGAGCGTGTGGGACATCGGGGCGCGGCAGGAAGTGTGCCTCGACCGCTACACCGATATTCCGTTCAGTCTTCAGTACAGCCGCGTGGCGGCCCTGGCCAAGCGCTACAACAACGCCATAGTCATCCCCGAGGCCAACAACGCCCAGGACGCGCACGCGGAAGCGCTATCCAACCTGGGCGTGCAGGTGCTGCCGTTTATCACGACCAACGCCACTAAGGCGGCTGGTGTCGATCAGTTAGCGGTCGACTGCGAGCGCGGCGGGCTGGCGTTCCAGTCAGACGAGGCCGGGATACTCCAAATGGAAGCCTTTGAGAGCAGCCGCACGCCGTCGGGGCTGGTGCGCTACGCCGCGCCGGAGGGCCTGCATGATGACATTCCCATGGCGCGGCTGATTGCACACTCCGGGCTGCTCGGCTCCGGCTTCGGGTTCGGTATCGCATGACCACACCCACGCCCGGCCTACTCTTTGGCGGCGGTGCGATGAAGACGGTCGGCGCGCTGCCCTTGTGGCTGCTGGAGCACTTCCGCGCCCAGGGCGACCCGGCCAGCGCCTACGAGGCCAGCGCGACCACCTTCCGCGCGCTGGAAATCCGCGCCAACACGGTCGCGGCCGGTGAACTCAAGCTCTATGCCAAAGATGAGACCGAGATTGAGACCCATCCACTCTTGGACGTGCTGCACAACGTCAACGCCGAGTGGAACTACTCGGACCTGTGGCGCTACACCGAGGCCGGGCGGATGGTTTACGGCGCCGGCTACTGGCAGAAGGTGCGCGCGGGCAGCCGGCTGAAGGAGCTGTTCTATCTCAACCCCGGCACGGTCACGCCCAAGCTGACCCCGCGCGGCATCGAGTCATTCCGCCAGCAGACCCAGGGCAATGCCACCGTCTACCCGCGGCAAGATGTCGTGTACTTCCGCGGCGCCTACGATCCGCACTCGGACCTGACCGGGCAGGCGGCGCTCAAATGGCTGGTCAATGCCGCGATGGGCGAAGGGGCGACCGAGAAGTGGCTGCAAGCCTTCTTCGTCAATGGCGCGGTGCCGGCGGTGATCTTCGCCACCGACAAGCCGATGGCGGACGCCGAAGTCGAGCGCGCTAAGGCCTGGTGGGACCGGCTCTTCCGCGGCGCGGCTAACGCCTTCAAGACCGCCTTCCTGGGCAACGGGCTGAAGCCGTACACGGTGGGCAGCAGCATCAAAGATATGCAATTGTCCGACGTGCGCGCCGAGCTGCGCCGCACCATCAGCATTGTGACCGGCGTGCCGGAAATTCTATTCTCAGTCGTCAACGCCGCCGACCTGACCCCGGTCGATCTGGCTATGAAGCTGCTGTACTACACCAGCATCATCCCGGCCTGGGCCGGCTATGCCGAAGTGCTCAACTCGGAGCTCTTGACCGAGTATCCCGATCTGGTGCGGTCCGGCGCGTATCTGGGCTTTGACACCGCCAATATCGAAGTCCTACAGGAAGACGCGCAGCGCGCGCACAACCGGCTGATCGATCTGGTCAAGGCCGGCATCATCAAGCCCGAAGTGGCCGCGGCGGAACTGGGCTACGACCCGGCAACGGACGTGCCGGAAGCGCCGCCCCCGCCGGTGATCGTCCAGGGCACGGCCAGCACGCAGCCGGGCGGTGCCCCGCCGCCCAATGGCAAGGTGCCCGCCGCCGACGGCAATAAGCCCACCGCCCAGCGGGCACTGGCCAGCCGCGACCGGGCCCTGTGGCAGCGCAAGGCGCTCAACGCCATGGCCAAGGGCAAGGGCGCGGGCGTGACCTTTGCCAGCGACGCACTGTCAGCCGCCGAGCACGCCGAGATAGCCGCGGCGCTGTCGGAGTGCAAGACCGCCGCCGACGTGCAAGCCGTGTTCGAGCGTGACGAGCCGCCCGCCGATGATCTGGCCCAGATCGGACGCGACCTGAAAGCCGCCATTGACCGGGCCACCGAGGCGCTGTTGTGACCGATCGTCAGGCCGCCCTGCTCGATTTGCTAACCACCGCCGAAGCGTGGCAGGCTGCCGCCTTTCCGAATAAGAGCGTCACGCCGCGGCCGTGGAGCGTTTATGAAACGTATTTCTACATGACCCTGCGGCGCATCCTGGAAGCGGAAGCGGCACGATTGGCTGCTCACATCATGGGCAGCGGCCCGGACGGCGCGACGGGCGCGGCCTGGTATCTGGCCCATCAGGGGGAGCTGCTGGACGCGCTGACCAACTCGCTCGAAGACGTGGTGCGCTACGGCGTGCTGGCCGGCCGGCAGGCGCTGGGCAATCCGGCCATCAGCACAAGCTGGGAGCTGGTCAACAGCCGCGCGGTCGATTGGGCCGCCGAGAACGCGGCGCAGCTGGTCAAGGGCATCACCGAGACCACCCGCAAGGAAGTGGCGCAGGCCGTGAGCGAGTGGTGCGCGTCTGGGCAGCCACTCTCCAAGTTGGCCCAGCAAATTGAGTCGCTCGACAGCGCCTTCGGGCCGGCGCGCGCGCGGCTGATTGCCCAGACCGAGAGTACCAACGCCTTCGCTCAGGGCAACGTGCGCGCCTGGACGGCGGCCGGGGTGCAACTCGCGGCTTACACGCCGGCCGCCCACCCCGGCTGCCGCTGCTACTTGCAGCCCTGGCGCACACCGGACGGGCAAACCGTGATGGTCTGGTACACGGCGCACGATGAGCGCGTCTGCACCCAGCCGCTGGATACGCCCTGGGGGACCGTGGCCGGGTGCCGCGACTTGCACATGACCATTGTGAGCCAGGGCGATTTGATGGGGACGAAAAAGCCATGACACCGCCAGCCGGTTCGGTTCTGCTGTTCTCGGATGACTTTGACAGCGCGGGCCTCGACACAACCAAGTGGGTGGCCACGACGCCGACGATTTCGGGCGGCTATGGGCAGGAGATTTGGGACGTCGCCCACGTCTCGCAGGCCAACAGCATCTTGCAGCTCCAGGCGACGGTGGACCTGCACTCGGGCGAGTTGCGTTCGAAAGGCTCGTGGGGTTACGGCTACTACGAGTGCCGTCTCAAGCTCCCCGCCAGCGGGCCGGGCATCTGGCCGGGCTTCTGGATGCTGACCATTTATGACAGCGCCGTCCAGCAGTCGCGGCAAGAAATTGATATCAGCGAAGACGACACGAGCTACCCGCACCGGATCGGGGAAAACCTGCACTGGGGCGTCAAGGACGCGACCGCCAAGCACGACGGCAGCTACACCGACAACGCGACCGACTTCCAGGCCGATTATCACACCTACGGCTGCCTGTATCTGCCGGACCGGATTGAGTTCTACGTCAACGACGTCATGCGGCAGCTGTGGGCACAGCCCACCCCGGCGGTGTTCTTCGACCCAATGCAGGTGCGCCTGAGCCTGTCCATCTTTAGCACCGCCCAGACCTACACCGTGCCGCCCGATGGCACCACTGTCTGGCCGGCTAACTTGCTGGTCGATTGGGTGCGGGTGTGGCAGGTGCCCTCGTCAACCCCCGCGCCGCCGCCCAACGGCGACATCACGCCGCCAACCGTGGCCATCACCTCGCCGCGCACCGGTGCGACCGTGGTTCGGCATGGCACGGTGACCGTTACGGCCACCGCCACCGACGACGTGGGCGTGGCGCGGGTCGAGTTCTGGGTGAATAAGGTGCTGGTCCAGTCGGTAGTGGCCGCGCCGTACACGTCCAGCTTTAGCACGAGCGGCAAGCCGGGCGCCCAGTATCGCATTGATGCCGTGGCCTACGATGCGGCCGGCAACAAGGCGACGGCCACCAGCACGGTCACGGCCAAATGAAACACTGGATGCAGCAGACGCTTTGGTTTATGGGCGCGGCCTTCCTGATCCTGGTCGTGTTCGTGGTGCTGGTGAGCCGATGAGCGACGCGCTGGAGCTGAACGGCTTCGAAGACCTGGAAGCGCTGATTGCGCGCCTGCCGGCACTCGCCTTGATTGCGGGCGGCATCGCTATGAAGGATGCGCTGCTGTTCTTGCATGGGCAGATTCCGGACTACCCGCCGCGGTCGAAGGGCGGGGACGTGGTCAAGCATATGTCGCCCAAGGCAAGGGCCTGGTTCTTCGCCAATTTGCGCTCGGGGAAGCTCAAACTGCCCTACACGCGCACGGGCACGCTCGGGCGGTCGTTTACCGAAGACGTGACCGTCACCGCCGAAGACGTGACCGGCGTGATTGGCACGAATGTCAACTACGCGCCGTGGGTGGTGGGGCCGGCTTACCCCGGCGAAGAGATACGCGGGCGGCACATGTACCAGGCGCGCATCCACGCGGGCAACTGGTGGCAGTTCGTGCCGACGATGGAATACGCCGAGCCGCAGGCTTACGGTGTGTTTGACGACAGGTTCCGTGAGAATTGCCTGAGATTGAGTGACGAGGTGCCGCATGCCAACAGCTAAGAAAGCCGCCCGCAAGACGGTCAAGCCGCCGGTCAAGGCGGTCGAGCCGGAAGAAGAGCTGCACCAGAGCCAGGAAGTGGCCGTACCTGAGCCAGTTTGGACCCCCATTGCCGACGGCTGGTATTGGGCCAGTTTGGCCGACTGTGAGCGCGTGCTGGTCTCTGTGGCGGGTAATGGTACGCACTTTACTCTGCATCGTGAAGCCGGCAGCTGCCGGGACATTCCGGCGGAGTATGTCGTGACCGGATACTTCTTGGACTGGAAGCAGGTGAACTTATGAGCGGCAAGCGCCATAGCGAAAACGACCAAATGCACATGAACGCCGCGATGAGCCACATGGCCCAGGCCGGCGCGCACATGCCCGACGCGGAAGGGCCGAAGGAAGACGCCGCCGACAAGGGCGAGAAGATGCTGACCGATACGCTGGTGTCCTTCGGCGCGGAAGTCAAGGCGTTGGGAAATGGCAAGGTTGGCGGGTATCTGATCCGCTATTCCACGCACGCCGACCCGGACCTGACCGATGACTTTTTTGACGCCAAGACCGACACCGGCACGGCCACCGCGTCGGACGTTTATTACCAGCACGGCCTGGATACCAAGCTGGGCCGGCGCGTGCTGGGGCAGGCGTCCCTGCGGCGCGATGACGTGGGCGTGTGGGTGGAAGCCCAGCTCGCCATGCGCGATGAGTACGAGAAGGCGGTCTATGCGATGGCCGAGAAGGGCAAGCTTGGCTGGTCCTCGGGCACCGCGTCGCATCTGGTCGAGCGCGAGCCAGTGGGCAAGGCCCAGCACATCACGCGCTGGCCGCTGGGGCTGGATGCGTCCCTGACGCCCACCCCGGCCGAGCCGCGCAATAACGTCGTCACACTCAAATCGTTGACTACCACTCCTGCGACGGCAGAGAACGCGCGGGCTAGCGAGCAGCACTCGCAGCCGCCCGTTAGTCCAGCCGCGGCGAGTGTCACACAACCGAGCAAGACTACTGCGAAAGGACTATTGAACATGGACGAGAAAGAACTCGCCGCATTTATGGATGCGCGCGACGCAGCCAAGGAAGCCCGTGCCCAGGCAGAAGCCAAGGCCAAGGCCAACCAGGATGAGGCCATCAAGGCCGCCATCGCCAACGAGCGCAAAGTGTGGGAAGCCGAGCAGAAGAACGCCGGCCGGCGCGGCGGCTATGCCACCGGCGTCGAAGACCCGACGCCCGTCTTCGACTACAAGGCGGTGCAGAACACCCCCTTCAACCAGCAGCGCATCGCTTACTGGCGCTCCAGCACCATCACGCGCGACATCGCCAAGGCCATGAAGGGCTATATCCGCTTCGAGGTCAGCGAGGGCGAATTGGGCGACGCGCTGAACGCCGAGCGCAAGGCCTCCAACAACACCGACATGAACATCGCCACCCCCGGCGACGGCGGTGTGGCGGTGCCCACCGGTCACTATCAGGGCATCATCGCCAAGGCCGATGAGAGCGCCCTGTACGGGCCGCTGGGCGTCATGCCCATTCCCGGCGTCGGCACGACCGTGGACGTGCCCTTCGACAACGGCACCGCTAACGTCTTTGTGAGCACGGCTGAGACGGTTGGTTTTGACAACGACGCGCCGGCGTTGGACAAGGCGCAGATGACCCTGGTCAAGTACACCAAGGACATCACCCTGTCCGATGAGTTGATGCAGGACGAAGACTCGAAGATCATGGCCTTCCTGGACAACTATGTGGGCCGGGCGCTGGCCCGGACGTACAACAGCCTGCTGCTGACCGCCCTGGCCACGGGTGCCACCGCCTACACCATCGCGGGGGCCTCCACCATCGCCGCGGCCGACGTGAGCGGCATGATCTTCGCGCTGAAGGATCAGTACACCGACGGCGCCAAGTGGCTGATGAAGCGCACGACCGAGGGCATCATTCGCGGGCTGACCGGCAACTTCTGGCAGTTCGCGCCCACCCCGGCCGCGACCGGCTTTAGCAATTCCACCATCTGGAATTACCCGGTCTATCACAGCGAATTCACCAGCGCGCCGGCGGCTAACGCGAAGTCGATGTACTTTGGCGACTTCAGCTACGTCGGCATGCGCCTGGGCGGGTTGTCGTTCCTGCGCGACCCGTACTCCAAGGCGTCGAACGGGCAGTTGCTGCTGCACTACTACACCCGCACGGTGTTCAAGGTGCTCATTGCCGAGGCCATCCTGCGCGGCACGCACCCCAGCGCTTAGTCGGTATAGGGGACTGGTGACAGATGGCGGGTGACATGGTGACAAACGTCCTGGTGATAACGCCGTGTGTGAAGCTCGGGCCCGATACCCTTCGGTCGATCTTCACGCAGACGTATGCCGGCTCGATTGACCATCATTTCACCCGCCACAACGACCCCAAGCTCGTGGGGCTGAATATCGTGGCGGCTTACCAGCGGCTGCGGGCCATCTTCCTGGCAGGGGCCTATACCCATCTGTGGATCGTTGAGGACGACCTGATCGTCCCGCCCGACGCGCTGGTCAAGCTGCTGGCGGTGGGGGCGGATATCAATTACGCCGTTTACTGCTTCCGGCGCGGGACGCCGGTGGTCAACATCATGCGCATGAGCACCGATGGCCCGATGACGGCTGAGCCGGCGCAGTGGAAGCGCGACTTCACCGCTGGGCGCGTGGTGGACTGCACCGGGCTGGGCTTTGGCTGCACGCTCATCCAGCGGCATGTGATCGAGCGCTTCGAGATGCGCACGCGCGGGGGCGGGGGCGACGCCGATACCTGCCTGGCGCTGGACGCGGCGGCAGCGGGGATGACGCAGCGCGCTGACCTGTCGGTCGTCTGCGGCCACATGCGCCCGGACGGCACGACGCTCTGGCCGGCAGCGGAGCGGCCCTTCTATCGCAAGGTGGGGGTGAGCGTGCCCAAGCTGGCGAAGTTCCGCGCGCTGGAAGGCCTGGGCTACTGGAACGAACAAGGCATCCCGTCGCTGTTCAGCATTGGCGACACCGGCGAGCTGGATGCCGAATTGGTTGAGTCACTCGCCGCGCGCGGGCAAGTAGAGAAGATTACTCCATGAAAGTTTGGACCTATGCCATCTTCCACAATGAACGGCCTATGCTGGCGTATTTTTTGCGCCATTACACAGCTTTTTCGGAAAAGGTTGTTCTCTTTGACGACCATTCGGACGACGGTGGCCCCGGCCTGGCATCGGCGTATGCGAACGTCGAAGTACGGCCCTACCCAGGCGCAGGCCTGGATGACCAGGCGTTCGTCGACTTCGCGGCGGAAACCTACAAAGAGGCCCGTGGTTTGGCCGACTGGTGTTGTTGGGTCGATGCGGACGAGTTCATCTATCACCATTTTCTCTTGATGACGCTCGGGCGCTATATGGCCTCCGGCGTCACGCTGCCGCTGATCGACGGCTACGCCATGTGGGCCGATCACTTCCCGACGACAGCCGGCCAGATCTACGACGAAGTGAAGACCGGCACGCGCTACGCCCCTGAGTCGAAGCGCTGCGTCTTCAACCCGGCGATTGACATTCGCTGGGGGGTGGGCAAGCACAACGTCGAAGAACTGCGCAGCGCGGTGCCCAGTCAGACGGCGGAAATCAAGCTGCTGCACTTCCGGCATCTGGGGCGCGAGTGGTTTGACGGCCGCAATGCCCGCAACGGGGCGCGCATCTCCGACCGCAACCGCGCCAATGGGGCGGGTTGGCAGGTGCTGCCCGAGAACCACGACAAGGCCGGCTGGCACACCCAGGGCGGGTTTGCCAGCGGGCAGCAGGTGGTCGCGTGAACGTGCTTGTCGCCGTGCCGATCCGATCCGGGCAGTTAGCGAAATGGGCGCCGCGCGTCTTTGAGACGTTTAGCGCGCTGACCTTCCCGGATAAGGAATTGGCGCTGTGGCCCAACGACTTCGCCGCCAACGGGCACAAGTACGGCCCCAACGCCCAGGCGCGCAATCAGCTACTCGATAAGTGCCTGGCGGCGCGCCACAGCCATGTGCTGTGGCTGGACGCGGACCTGGTGAGCGTGCCGGCGGACATTATCGAACGTCTGGCGGCTATCTCGGAGCATGCCATCGTGGCGCCCTTCGTCTATGTTGAGCACTCCGACCGCTGGTTTTACGACACGGGCGGCTTTGTGAAGGGCGGGCAAGATGCCGCGAGTCACTGGCCGATCTGGCCGGATTACTGGGGCGGGTTGGTTGAACTGGACAGCGTCGGGACGTGCTATCTGGCGCCGGCGGGCGTCTACCGCGCCTATCCCAATCTCGGCCTGCGCTACGGCGTGACGGGCGACGAAGTCGAGCACCGCGGGCTGATGGCCGATGCGCGCGCGGCCGGCTACCGGGTGCTGGCCACCGATGCGCTGGTCGTGGAGCACGCCAATTTACCTGAGCACGGGGAAGCGTGGCACTGATGCCCAACCATCGCAATGACGTGATGCAGCGGCTGCTCGGGGCGGACCCCTGGGCGGGCTTTGACCCGGCGGGCTGGGTCGATCTGACCGACAAATGGGACAGCCATCACCCGATGTTCGACCGCACGGTGGACGAGCTTGGCCCGCGCACCATCGTTGAAGTTGGCTCATTCCTGGGGTGCAGCTCGCGCCACTTCGCGGGCCTGCTCAAGGCCCGCGCGCTGGATAGCGTCGTGGTCTGCGTCGATACCTGGTTGGCCGAGGAAGTGCTCTACAGCGTGGCCGAGTGGCGCGAAAAGCTGCGCTTCGAGCATGGCCGGCCGCAGGTCTACCGGACCTGGCTGGCCAACGCACTGGCGGCCGGGCTGACAGACTATCTCTGCCCGCTGTCGATGGACTCGACCAACGGCGCGCGCTATCTGCAAAGCAAGGGGATCGCCGCGGAGTTCGTTTACATCGACGGTTGCCACATGGAAGGCGACGTGCACCGCGACCTGACGCTTTATTGGGACCGCATCTTGAAACCGGGCGGCGTGATGCTGGTTGACGATTACCAGAAGACACCAGACTTCGCCGGCGTGGTGGCCGACACCGACCGCTTTGCCAGCGAGCGCTCACTCGCGCCCGAGTTCCAGGGCACCAAGGCCCTGCTAAGGAAGCCCAAATGAGCATGAGCTATTGCACGCTCTGGGAGCTGCGCGACGAGCTGGGCTTGGGCGCGGACGAGACCAAGGACGACCGGCTGCTGCGCCGGCTGCTCGATCGCGGCAGTGACTGGATCAACGGCCAGCAGCTGCGGCGGCACTTTGACCCGCGGCGGGAGACGCGCCACTTCGACACACTGGCCAACCTGGACGGTTTCAGCTTCAACGCCTGGATGTCCACCAGCTACGCGCGCGGGATCCTGTTCGACGACGATCTGAGCGAGCTCATCACGCTCACCGACGGGGCGGGCGGGGTGCTCACGTCCGATATGTATTTCCTGCACCCGGCCAACACGCCGCCCAAGTACGGCGCGAGCCTGCGCTTCTCGGCCAATACGCTCTGGCAGCCCGACGAGGCGGGCGACTATGAGCGCGCCGCCGAAGTGGATGGGGTCTGGTGCTGGCACGACCGCTACGACGACGCCTGGG